TCTGAACAAGAAGAAGTTAAAGCAAATGGTACTACAGGAGAAGTGTTCTCTTTGGTATCAACAGATTATGATTAAAAAGTACATTTAAATAAAAAGCCCTTTCAGAAATGAGAGGGCTTTGTTGTAAGTGGCTTATTGTAATTTGATACTATTCCGTAAACGTTGTTCCCTGTCTCCAGATAGGTTAGTGAAAATTTTTACGTACTTATACTGAACCCAATATCTATTCATAATAATACTAAACCTCCTTAAATACGTAGTGACACATTCCCACTTTTAAACTTAGGTCGTAACATGTTGTGGTAAATATTTTCACGATCTTTATGAAAACATAATTCAAATTCTTTCCAACTGGTTTCCGCATCACTTGCATATTTTAAGGTGGGATAGCTTACACCCTTGATACCTTCTTCCTCACAAAGTTTAAGGAAACATTCATAACCATTTGTAAACTTACCTTTAAACATTTCGATTTCTTCTGTACAAAATTTAAATAACATTAAACTCTCTCCTTATAAATTTCTAATCTTGATTGCTTCACAATGTTCTACCACACCTAGGATCCTCTTAAGGTCATAGTTTGACAAATTATTCCCGTAACTGAAGCGAAAACCTGAGTGTCTCAATACGGAGATATATATAACAAATTTCCCTTTAATATAAAGACTCCCTCCAGATCCAACCCTACTATACTCAACTTCTAAAGGATTTTCAATCATCTTTCGGATAATGTTGTATGCTAGAATATTCATTTAGTTTCCTCCATAACATCTTTCACAAGTTGTTTCTCCAACACTTTAATATTTTGTTCAATATCCATCTTTTTGTCAATAGACTTCCACCAACGTGAACGGGCATCTTCCATTCGAGTGAAAAGTGTCTTATGTAGCACTTTATCATTTTTAATGTGCAGTGATGTATTGTACAACTCCATTGCAGAATAATAACTCTTTTCACACATCAATACATCATCTTGTTGACGTTTAAGTTTGTCCATTTCCAGTTTAAGTAGGTATTTTGTTTGCATGTGTTTCTCCTCTGTTCAATCAATAACCGAATACTAAAACACTCTTACAACTAAGTCAACAAATTTTTGTGAATTTATTTATGATACTTTTCTGCACATAAGATGCTTGACACTTAGTTCATAAGAGGTTATAGTTTAACAAGGTTAGGATTTTTACACTTAAGGTGTTAAGATTTCGTATATGGTAAACTATTAGAGTACAATACTTTAAAAGAGGCTTTAGATAGGGTAGGACGTTTGGAGGAATCTGATAGATTGGTAGAAGGTAAACGTGTTGTAAAAGTTAAGTATCTTTATAAGGAGGTTAGTGGTGAATAAACGATATAAGTTTTGGTCAAAGGTAAAATCATTTGCTGAAAAACAAATGTTTGAGAATTATTTAAAGCCTAGAGGAGGGTGTGATTCATGTTGCCCTAATTGTGAGGAGTGGGAAAGCATGGGTAATAAAATTACAACACAACCTCTTGATGATGGTACTGATTTAAGGGTATGTGGTAAATGTAATCACAAGTGGAAGACTATGTTCACTCCAGCAGGGTTTGTTCAAGTAGGTGATAAGGAGGTATTAAGTGAGTAAAAACAATGTCAAAAGTAGATTGTCAGGGTATGATATCCATATTAAGGATGACACTTGGGTATTCTCGGATACTCTGGAACCAACAGCCTCCTCATATAAGAAAAGACCATGTGGGGAATGTGGTTTGTACAGAGGGGATAATGATCATGATCCATGTATAAGTGATTTACCAAAGGTATTAAATGCCTGTTGTGGGCATGGAGATACTGAGGACGCTTATGTGATGATGGAAGACAGAGAGTGTTTCTATGGAGAGGATGCTGTTAAGATTATTAATAACTTGAAGAAAAATAGAAGAATGCAAGAGACTAGAGATAGAATTCTAAGTAAATATCCTGAAGATGTAGATGAACATTCAGTTAAATTGATAATGAAACACAAGTTTAAGAATACTCCCGTTATCTTCTTAGATATTGATGGTGTACTTAATAGTGTACAAGGTCATCAACGTATTGAAGATTATGAGGTTTTAAATGGTAACTATGATGAAAATTCTATTGAAGATATCATACATTGTAAAAACGACCTTAATGGTGAGATTTGTTTAGGAAGTTGGGTGGAAAGGTGGTTGGTCAATAACCTGAAGATCCTTATCCAACATACTAATGCAGAGGTCGTTGGGGTTAGTAGTTGGTTTACATCAAGACATTCTCTAGAAACAGTAAGTGATTTCTTAGGGATTGAAATTGTAGATATGACCGATTATACAGGAGGTGGTCTTGAAAGAGGTAGATCTGTTGAAAGGTATGTTGACAAATACGGTATTAAAGATTATTGTATTTTAGATGATTCTCATGAACAACATTACGAGGGTAAACTCCTTAATGAAAAGTTGGTTCGTGTTGATGGAGGGTTTGGTTTGAGTTTTTATGATATTAATTGGGCTAGATATATTTTGAAAGGAGATTAAGAATGAGTTCTACAATAAATAAACAAGAAGTAAAAGATTTATTGTACTGGTTAAGTAATCAGTTAGAGGAGGAGACTATTGAAATCCAACGTGAATACGGTACAAGGAAGTTTGTAGCTAAGACTGCTATGAGTGGGAGAATCTACCGTTTACAGAAAGCCCTATATAATGATAAACTAAGGGAACATTTATTAAAAGAGGTTAATGATGATTAAAGTAATGATGGATTATGATGCGTACCCTTTGTGGAAAGAGGATGGTGCGAACTATAATTGTATTTCAGAGACAGGTATTATTTATGATGAACAATTGAAATCTGAACTAACCTCTTACATGTTGCAATGGATAATTCATGCAAATGTTTTATTTGATGAAGATTATGAAACAGAACTTACTTGGGATAAAGTAGATGATCTTGCTAGAAAGATTGCAGGTCGTATCAAAGAACTTAACCCTGATGAAGATGTAATTTACTTTGATGAAACTTCTGAGGAATGGTGGTATATATTACCTGATAATAAAGGGGTGGTGGTGTATGGAGAAATATAAAAATATTGATTATCTAAAACAAGCAATCAAAGATAAAGATTATTCTGTAAGTGGTTGGGTACTTTGCTTTAAGTGTAATGATTCAGGTGATTGTTCAGTCTGTGGAGGATATTCAGGGGATATTGAAGATACCTTAGAAGAACTTGTAGAAGAAATTGAACGTTTAGAAAAATTATTAATTAATAAGGAGAATAGTAATGCTTATCGTAATTAAAGAAGATATTCAAATTTTAATTGAACACTTGGAGTCAAAGGGGTTTGTGGTAGATAATCTTCTAAAAGCTCACCTTTTGAAAATCAATGATCAGATGGAAGACGAGGATTGTCCTCCAGAAGAGATTAAGATTTAACCAATAGTATTTTTAAACACTATACCCTTTGGAGGAGAGATCCTTTAAGGGGTTGTTTTGTTTGTGGGGAGGTGATATAATGGAGTATTATTGTGTTTAATAAACACTTGCCTTAAATTTACAATGTATAAGGACATAGGAGATTAAAAAGATGTTCATTAATAAAAATACTAACAGAGGTGTTTAAATGTCACAAAAAAGAGAACCAATTTTTAAGCCTGCAAGTAAGAAACAAGCCTTAATGTTACAAAGGGCTATGGATACTCAGGTTCTTGTTATAGGCGGAGCTTCTAAACCCTGTGGTTCCGTAATACCTTGCTAATTCGGTGAAACCTAAGTCTTTTTGATAAGGTAATACCGAGCCGAACGATTAAATTCGTGGGTGTAGAGACTATCGAAACACTACACATAAAATGTAGAATGGAGTAGAGTAGGGGTCAAGTGACCTCGAAACGTAAGGATGTATATAAAATACATAAGATATAGTCCAATTACATGAGAAATCATGGAAGGGTCTAACGAACCCGAAAATTAGTCAGAGGCAGGTTCTGGCAAAACAACTATAATGAATCATTTACCGCTTCTTGTGGTGGATGACCCTAGAACTACTGTTGCCCTTTACCGTGAAACTAATCCTATGTTAGAAGATGGTTTTTGGCCTAACGGTAGGGAAATTTGGGAGACTTTACCTGATTGGGTGGATAATGCCATTAAACCAAGGACAATTAGGGAACAGAAGAAGGAAATAATTTTAAACAATGGTGCTAGGATAAAGTATAAACAGTGTGCAGACCCTAAACAAGCTAAAAAAGATGCACAAGGGCAAGAAACCACTTTGTATCTTCTAGATGAAACCACACAGTTAGACTATGACTTTACAGAGTATTTAATGTCGCGATTACGTTCAAGATCAAAACATTTCTCTAGAATGGTCATGTCATGCAATCCAGATCCAGATCATCCACTACGACAACTAATTGATTGGTATATTGATGCCGATGGTTATCCGATTAGAGAACGAGACGGTGTTGTAAGGTATTTCTACAAAGTAGATGGTGATAAAATTTGGGGAAATTCCAAAGAGGAACTTGCGGAAAAAACAGGTGTGGAGGAAAAAGATTGGGATAAAAAGTTTCTTTCTTTCAGCTTCGTATCCGCAACAATAGATGATAATCCCATAATGGACGAAATTAACCCCACCTATCGAGCTTGGTTGGAGGGTCTTAATCCTATAGATAAAGCCCAATTATTACACGGTTAAAGTTAGCCGCCTCAAGGCGAGATCCTTGTGTGAAAACTTTGTTAATTGCTGGAAAACCTGAGTATACTTGGATATTTTAATGAACTATAGTAATTTAATATCAAGTTGCAGATAATCAGCAGCTAAGATACTATCAATATCCGAAAATAGTAGGAGTAATTAAATGAAAAACCTAAAAAATATAAATGCAAGTAATTATGCCATAACTGAAGATGGAGAATTATACTCTATTCGTGTGAATTCTTTTATGAGTGGTTGGATTATCCATGGTTATAAGAAATATTCTATAACATTTGATGATGGCATTCATAAAGAAATGTCTGCCCATAGGCTGGTTGCAGAAGCTTATTGCCATAATGATGATAAAGATAATAAAATTTTTGTTAATCATTTAGATGGTGACAAGTTAAATAACCATAAAGATAATTTAGAATGGTGTACACCTTCAGAAAATAATTATCATGCTTATGAAGAAGGCTTGTCTAAAGGTAAAAAACCACACAAAGAAGGAGTGGAAATTCTTAAAGGACAATATAATGAATCTTCAGGGAAGGGGTTTTTATCTGAGGAAGATGTTCATAAAATATGTCAACTTCTTGTAGAGGGTTATAGGGATGTAGATATAAGTCGTATGACAGATTATCCACGTAGGACTATAAATTATATCCGCCATAAAGATGAAAATTTCTTTCCAGAAGTAACTTGTCAGTACAAGTATTCTTTCAAAAAAGAGGAAAGAATGTCACCTGAAATGGTTATAAGAATTTGTGAGGGTTTATCCTCTGGAAGACGTGTTATGGAACTCGCAAGAGATTTAGGTTTAAACAGAAAGAAAGTTGGTAACATACATTCACGTAAAACGTTTACTGACATTTCTAAAAATTACAAATGGTAGTATAAAGTTCAACGACTAGTAAGACTTACTTAGAGTAAGCATACCACATAAGCTTAAGATGGTGATTGTTGGAATACAATCTTTAGGGAAAAGCAAAGAATCTTATTATAAGATTAAGATATAGTCTGAGCTATATAGCGATATATAGGAGTTCATAAGAGAACCGGAGGTGGTGTTGCGACCACCTTTGAACATAACTGAACTGGGATGCCCGACCAAAGGGTGCTAGTTACTGGGAAAGAGATTTTTGTAAGGAAATTTTAGAGAAGGATGTACCTGACCTAGTTAGTGTAGTTCGTTCTTATGACCTTGCAGGAACAGAGAGGAGTCAAGTTAATAAGTACCCCGATCCAACCGCTTGCGGAATGTTAGGTAGAGACCGTCAAGGTTATACATATATCTTTGGTAACTACCACCCTGATTTCTATGATGATGTTTTAGAAGTATATGGTCAATTCTGTAAACGATCTGGTGACAGGGATAATCATATCCTAAAACAAGCTTATTATGATGGGGATGATGTTACCATTATATTACCAGTGGATGTGGGGTCTAGTGGTAAGAGCACTTTTGAATCTATGGCAGCTAATCTTAGTAGAGAGGGTTTTATGGTTAAACCAGATCCAATGCCAACAAATAAATCAAAACTCACGAGGTTTACGCCTTTTGCTACGGCAAGTGAGAATGGTCTAGTTTATATTGTCAAAGATACTTTTGATAAAAAGACTTTAGAATTTATTTATAAGCAGTTGGAACAATTTGATGGAGAGAGGTCTACTGCGACAAAACACGATGAATTCCCCGATTTATACGCTTCTGGATTTAATTATCTAAATAAAGCCAAAGTCATCAAACCCTTCTCCCTCCCAAACATATCCTCTCCCACACAATTAGCTAATTTCAAAAACAAACGTTAGCACCACTTCAACTATCCCCTCGCAATGAGGGGATTCCTTTTGTGCAAAGGTTTTATATAATAAATGTTAATACTTCCTTAAATGATAATCATTTGCATTTAAAAGGGATTTGTTATATAATGTCTTTATTGACGTAAATATTAAACGAGGGTCACAATGGCATCTGAGCGATTAAAGGGTAAGAATGGTTCTAAAATAGTACCACCTTCTGCCAAACAAAACACCACTCGTGAACAACGTAAAGCTAATACAATAGATGGAACTAGAGCCATTGGTTATATTAAACGCATTGTTGATACATTAAGACCTTGGGAATTATCTCCTTCAGAAAGGTTTAAAACTTATTGGACAATGTTAGGAGACGATGCTGTTTGGAGTAGTGTTAGTTCTCGTGTATCAGCTATTGAAACCTCTCAATCACGTTCACGATTAAAGTATGACAAGAATTCTCCTAGAAGTAAAGAACTTTATACCTTTCTTTCTTGGAACTTACACAACATGGATAGAACAACTCGTTCAGTAGGTCGTGATGCTGCTGAGATGGTTTATAATGGTTGTGCTCCATTTGAAGTTGTAACCCAATATGCTCCAGAAACTAGTCCTTACAAAAACATGTTTGTGTTAAAGGATTTAATCTACATTGACCCCTTAACTATTGACCCAGTGAGACCTTTTACTACAAAGAACAATGGTCGTGAAATGGTTAACCTACGCCAGAAGGTTTCTGCATTTAAGGATTATGGTAATGCTTTCAAAATGGAATCTGGGGCAGTAGAAATTGATTGGCGTAAAATTGGTTTGTGTAGTTATGCAGCTAACTCAGGTCGTCCTTTGGGGATGAGTGATTTAGATGCAGCATACACAGCTTGGCGTGAAAAGATCCTTATCCAAGATTATTTATTGATGGGTATTCAAAAGGATTTAGCTGGTACACCTGTTTTACGTGTTCCACAACAATTATTTGATGATGCACAAGCTGATCCAAGTAGCATGGCTGCTGCAACATTAAACCAACTCCAGCAACATATGTCAAACCTTCATGCAGGTGATCAGACTTTTGTTAT